CAACCTCCAAGTTTAAATCCTGTGAACTAATATGGTTGGTGGTGAACTTATGGCCTCTTGGCGTAATAGGCAGCCGCAACGGACTTATACAATTTGAGTGCTTAGGAGGAAACCCCTAAAGTAGAATCGCTTAAATTCGGTGAAAGCTTAACTGCTAATACCGAGCCAAGTCTGAGTAATCAGAAAGGTGTAGAGACTAAACAGGCGATACCTAAAACTAGAAGTAGTAATGGTAAAGATATAGTCCAGACCACAAACAGAAATGGCAACGAAAGTTGTAGTGGTAAGAAAATCCGTTGGGAGTAATCCCGTGTGGGTTCAAGTCCCACAGAGGCCACTCAATACTTAAAGAAAGAGTTTACTCTTATGACATTCGACCAATGGCTATATCAAGACGAAGGTTTTGGAGAACGATCAGAAAGATTGTTTGAAGATATAAAAATCTGTGTTGAACAAGAACGGACAGATGATATTATAAAGTGGCTAATGGCAGCGTATGCTATGGGTCATGCTCAGGGATATGATACTGGATACTATGATTGTACAATAAATAAGGAAGAACTATGAGTAAAAACACTATAGAACTAAATGCTATTGGCTCTAAGGTTAAGTTGGAAGATGATGTTTATGGAATTATTACAGCTATTCATATTACTGATAATAACTCTATAAATTATGAAGTTGGTTGGTGGAATGGGCGATCTTATACCAAAGAAGTATTTTCTCCACAACAAATAACTGTTACCGTAGCAGAAAAATTGAGGATAGGATTTGCATGAAATATTCATCTAATAGATTGTGTCGTGCTAATGTTCCTTTTGATTGTCATAAATCTCTATTTCAATCATTTGAATTAGTAACAGTAAGAGAATATATTGACCATGATGGTGGTACGTATTTAGATGAAATAAATACAGCAGCAGAATATCTGGATGCGTCCGATGCTTATGATGATCCGTTCTATCGGATATATGGAGTCTATAAAAACCCTATGCCAAAAAAAATGACTTTTATTGCTGACTTTTTTAATATAGATGATGCTAGAAAGTTTTTATATGAACTTACTGGTGAAAGCGTAGACGTTATATCATACTAACATGATTAATAATGATTATCTAGTAGATGATAGTTATGCTGACTCTGGTGGCTATTGTGATTTTTTACCCATAAAAGACTGTTCAGATTTGGGCTTTAAGAGTTTTAAACGTAAAGACAAAGCACAACAGGCACTGGATTATCAGAAAAAATTAGCCCACTTCGATCTTGCTCCAATTCCCATAACCAATCTTTGCAAGATACCTTATTATTTTGATCCAAAAATATTAGCAGTTTGGACTCCATCAGAAACCACTACCGGATGGGGATTCGTAACGGAGAAAGCCCGTCTAATAGATTATAAATACATAGACAACAACAAAAGCTCCTATTTGCATAAAATACAAGATTTAGTAGATAAGATTTGGAAAAAAACACGATTAAAATTTTGGGATTGCCACGAACACAATGTGGGTTATATCAAAAGGGGGCGTAAAAAACATTTTGTTTGTATAGATACGGGTAAAGAAAGTTTCGACCCACACAGCAATGCGTGGGGTTTTGCTGAACCTGGGCCTAAGTGTTGTTATTGTAATAGATATAATTGTAAATGCGAGGACTAATTATGCCTTATATTAAAGAAGAAAATAGACTAAATTTAGATGATTGTATAGAATCAATGGTAAAGTGCTTTAAAAATAACATACCAAACGATAACGAAAAAAACCCTTGGTCTAATCCTCAAAATCGAGGAATTTCTAACGAAGAATTGTTGAGTGTATGTGGAGATATTAACTATTGTTTTTCCCGTATTTTAGGCGGTCTTATTGGTCAGGTATCTTACTCTAAGATTGCAATCATAACTGGTGTACTAGAGAATATTAAGCAAGAATTTTATCGTCGTGTAGCAGAGGCTTATGAGGATAAAAAGATATTGGAAAATGGAGATATTAAAGAATATAAAAAACTGTGACGGAGTTATGTTATGTCAAAAAATATAGATGATGTTTATAAAGAAGTAGCTAAAATTAATAAGGATATTCAGGCTTTAGATAAACAAGTATCAGATGACATAGCACAAATTAAAAAATTCTTCAAAGGTTTTGACAAGAAGCTATCTCTAGTCTTAGAAAAGATACAGGAATTCGAGGTTATAATGGATGCTGCTGAAATTATAGAAGAACATATGGAGGAAGAAGAAGAAAAATACAATACAGAATGGAATCCTTACGAAGATGAGGATTATGTAGCAGAAGACTATGAGAGCTATGATGATGAAGAGGATGGCTGATGGCGAGTTTAGCTCTAATTATTTCTCTGATTTTTTTGAGCTTAATCATTATTGGTCCGCTTAGTTATATCATATGTAGTTTTGATTGGACACCCAAGTTACTCAAATATTTCTTGGCTATATTTTGTATGATTGTTGGTCTATGGGCTATATTTATTCCTGTGCCATTATTTAAAATACTAGGCTTGATCAACTTTTCTATAGGATTAAAATTGACTTTAAAGGCAAAATAAAAACACAACTCAAGGTTGACAACGGAGTTGGTCGATGGTATACTTGAGGGATCACAGGACAATTTCACTTTTTGGAGACAGTAGCAATGAAGTTGGCAGATCGCACGGTTGAGATTCATAGTCGCGGGCTTGATAGTTCTAATCAGTTCACTATCGCCCAAACTAGCAAAATGTTTAAAATCCTTTCGGACTCTCTTTATTCCGATAAGGTTATGGCTGTTATTCGTGAACTTTCTACTAATGCTTATGATGCTCATGTAGCAGCGGGAAACAAGAATCCTTTTAAGGTGACTTTGCCTACTCAAGCCAATCCTAATTTCACAGTACGAGATTATGGCACTGGTCTTAGTCAAAAGGATATGGAAGAACTGTATACCACATACGGTGCGTCCAATAAGAATGACAGTAATGATTTTGTGGGTTGTCTTGGTCTTGGCTCTAAGAGTCCGTTCGCTTATACTAAGAGTTTTAGTACCACATCTTACTACAACGGCAAGGCGTATAATTATATTGCTGCTATGGACGAGGGTGGTGTTCCTAGTCTGAATCTGTTTGGAATCACTGAAACATCTGAGCCTAATGGTCTTGAGATTAGTTTCGCTGTTAAGCAGTATGACTTTACTGAATTCAGTAATAAGAGTAAAAGAGTTTTCCACTACTTTAAGATGAAGCCGATCATTGAGGGTGGTGTTTGTGATACTCTTAAAGATCACTCGTATTCTCATACTAATACTGTTATTGAAGGCAAGGGTTGGAAGATCGGACGAGTATCATCTAATCACTATCAATATCCTAGTCATCATTATGGCCCCGGTTCTGGCGTTGTGGCTATCATGGGTAATATTGCATATCCTGTCGATGCCACCAAAATTATTGGTGATGAAAAAGAAATCAATAGTAACGATGCTATTCAGCGATGGAATCGTGCTTTTAAGAAAGCGGACGTTGATAACTGGAAGAATCTAGTCAGAGAGATTCTAAACTCTGGACTTTATCTTGAAATCCAGTTTGGTATTGGTGAACTTGAAATGGATGTTAGTAGAGAGGGTTTGCAGTACACAAAGAATGTTATCAATGTATTGCGTGAAAGAACCCAGGAGATTTATCTGACGCTCAAGGAGGATATGAGTAAAAAACTTGAGGCTTGTACCAATCTTGTTGACGCATATCAGACATATTATAATCTGAGCGATCTTGCTGGCGGCTGGACTGCTGGTGCGTCTTGGACTGACACTGATGGTAAGACTCATGAATTGACCAGTGGTAAAGACCTTGAGTATACTTTCAAGAAAAGTAAGCAGTTGTATGTGTTCAACTTTAGAACTGCTGGCTATCGTTCTAGGCGTATGGTTTATCTTACCAATCAGATTCATTACCAAACCATACAAGGTGTTGGTGAGTATTATTGGAGCGGAGCCAAGAAAAACGGCAAGATGGCATTTTTCAGATGTGATGTTAAGGGTGCTGAAACCGCTAAGAAAATCGTAACTAAATATTGCAACACAAATGATTGTTTTGCATATCTTATGATCGATAGCGATAATCCAGAAGATTCGTCGAAAGGTTTTGATAAATTGATCAAAGACATTGGTGGCGAATCTAATGTTCTAAATGTTTCTGATTATCGTAGTCTACTGAGCGGTGGAACCCGCCAGAGTAGAGGGTCAACAGGAACTATTAGTAAGGACGAGATTTTTGCTATCTCTAATCTTGGGGCAGATAAGAACTGTGCGTTACTTGGTGGAAATGAATTGAATGACTCATCTTATCTTAGAGAGTTGTCTGACGATCTTATGGAATACATCGAAGACGAAGACAACGAGATTGTCTATGTCCCTATCCTGCGATATGCTTCAGTGGACGGCTATCCAGAGATCCACAAGATTGTGTCACTAAGTCAAAATACTGATACATCTCTTGGTAAGAATCTTTTTGATAGTCAGAAGATTTTTGCGATCAAGCAAAGTGCTGTAGATAAACTGAAGAAGGAAGGTATCAATCTTGTAAACTTTAATGAGTGGTTCAAGAAATGGGCCGACAAGATTGTCAACAAGCTCATAGACAAAGTAGCAGTTTATGGCGATATTATCGGATATGTTACGGGCGAATTTAATTGTCAGGACAAAACATTTGGGGACGGGTATTATTACTACCACTGTAAGTATAGTGATCGTAAAATTGTATATCATATCTTTAACTTGTTTGGTCTAGACTATCGTAAGCATATTCAAAACAGCGATTTTTGTGATGCTCTGGATCAATGGTTAATGATGGAATTTTTCTCGGTCACTATTCATCGTGATAGGTTTGACATTACTAGATTCAAGAAAGATGACTACTATGCTCATATTGCTACAATCTTGAATAAGTATGGTATGAACGGTATTGATCCGTCACAGATCAAAGATAGTCATACTGATCTCAAAAAGGTGAAGTATGTACTAGATAATCTTTATGGTGGAGATAATCCGATTACAACATCAAACAAGCATACAAAAATGAGTTCAGATATTATTGCTCAAATGCCCAAGATGACCGATATTCGTAAAAATCTTAAAGATGGGGTTGACAGCAATCCGATACTCAAGTATATTGTAGGGACGGTTGATGTTGACGGCGAACTGCGTAAACTATCTGGCAGCAACCCAATCAAGGTTCATCAGAATAGTTATAACGGTTTGCCAGCGTGGTTCTCTAACATTAGCGATGACAACATTGAAAAGCTAAAGAGTATTGTAGGTAGTGCATTTTAATTTCACAGGAAAATAGGAGTTTATCATGAGTGTTCCTTTTATGTGGGTTGATGGTAATCTTACGGTGATCCTTAATAACAAGGCTCATCAGGTTCTTCCAGATCATATTAATTATCGGCTGATTCTGGAGGCTCTTCCAACTGCTTCTAATGATGAGTTGGCACAGTTGGTTGATCTTGAAAAAGCCGTTGAGAACTTTAGTCAGGGTATGGTTGAAGTCAAGAACGGCAAGGTGTTGTATCAAGGCGAAGAAGTTCATGGTAGTATTAGTAAGCGTATTCTGGAGTTTATGAAGAAGGGACTGCCGTTCCAGCCTCTTGTAAACTTTCTGAATAATCTTATGGAAAATCCAAGTATGCAGAGTCAAACTGAACTGTATGATTTCTTGGAGCATGAATTGCTTCCGATTACTGAAGACGGTTGTTTTCTTGCATACAAGGCTGTGCGTAGTGATTACATGGATAAGTATGCTGGTACTTTTGACAACCATGTGGGTAATGTGTGCGAAATGCCAAGATCAAGAGTAGACGATAATCGCAGCGTAGGTTGTTCTAAGGGTCTTCATGCTGGTGCATTGAACTATGTGGCCGGTTATGGCAATGCTGATCATGGTGACCGCATTGTAATTGTGAAGATTCATCCCAAGGATGTGGTGAGCGTTCCTAGTGATTGTAATCACGAGAAACTTCGTACCTGTCGATATGAAGTAGTCGGTGAATATCAGGGCGAATTGCTAAAGCCTCTCTACAAGAGTGAGTTTAGTGAGGATTCTTATTACGAAGACGAAGAGGATAATCTGTATGATGAATACGATGATGCGTACTGGGATCAGTATGATGAAGAAGATGAGGATGATGAATGGGGAGGTGCTGTAGACGATGAGGATTATTGATTGATAAGGGATGTTGGTCGCCATAAAACGCGACCGGAAGAAGATGGTCCGCTGGGCGGATACTAGTTAAAGTGTGGTTCGATTCCACAACCATCTTTTTAATAGGATGTTGATTTTGATAGGTTATGTTATCTATCCCGGCATCTCTATGATTTTGTAGGTAGAGGCACAGGAAAAGGAAAAGATATGTTTAGTGATAAGTTGGCTTTTAATCCCTTTGATAAGAATAACGATGTTAACTGCGGTTTTGCTCAAGATGCTAGAGCTAAGTTCCTAGACTCTTTTAAGCAAAGCCATATCTTTGTTTACAATGGTAATCCACGCAAGAAAATTAGTAGCATGAATCATTCATCTGGAGATAATGGTCTTGCAGAAGCGGTGAGGGCCAATGTAAGCAATCACTCAGATGTTTATTTCTACGTTAATGGTGGACGTAAACTTTATGCCATCAAGCAGTTTACTTGTTGTTTCTGCGATATGGATGCTGGTCGTGATGAACAAGGTAGCTATTTCAAGCCAAGTATTGTGATGCAAAAGAAGAAGGACTTTCTTGATGCTATCAATGATTTTCCAGTAAAACCAAGTTGGGTGGTAGATACTCGTAATGGTTATCAGTGCTACTGGATTTTTGATGATGCTAGTCGAAACATTGTGGGTCATAACAAGACCTTCTGGAATGGTCTGCAAAAGAAGCTAGTGAACTACTTTGGTGGAGATCCCCGAGCCATCAAGCCCAATCAGATTTATCGTGTTCCTTATACTTGGTGGCGTAAGGAATGGGAAAAGAAGGCTCCGTATTTTACGAGTCTGCTTCCCGGTTGTACTGGTCAACCGATTAATGTGGCAGATCTTAAAGCGGCCCTTACTGGTCAACCAGCCACTCTACAAATCGTTCCTGAAAAGTGCAGCGATGAATGGTATAAGGGTTATGCTAAGGCTTATAAGCAGTCTGATATTACTGGTGTTCCAGTGTCGGCCTCTGTTGCTACAGACATTCTGAACCAACTCAGGCACGAAGAGACGGACAAGCAGATAAAGACGATCTATAATAATCCAGACGCTCTAAAGTATTATCGCACCTATGGTAATCCTATGCCGGTGATGCCTGTGTCCGATGACGAAAAAGATACGCTACAGACGCTACCAGAGGATACTGGAGACGAGGATATAAACCTTGATGGGTCACAGACGCAACTTTTAAAAACCGTTGTGGAGTTCCTAAATCAAGTGAGTACTCCTCTCTACTTTAGTAATAATAGATTCCTCTCTAATGCTGCTAAAGAATTGGCCAATAAGATTAGCGATAAATTTTGTATCGGATAAGAACCCTTATCAAGCAAGTGTCGTATAATGGTATTACCTTAGATTTCCAATCTAATGACGAGGGTTCGATTCTCTCCACTTGCTTTTCAAACAAACGGAATACAATAATGCATCAAAACGAAGATGACGAAAATTATGATGATGACGAATCATACTATGATAGTCAATATAAATATAAGCACTATTTTAAGTTTGATCCTGCTGCTTGGGACGCTTGGGGTAAATGGCTGTATGACGCTATGAAAGAAATAGTTGAAACCAACCCAAACGTCTGGTATACTCCAACTTACATCGAAGGATGGCCGACCAAAAAGTTTCCTGTGAATAGTTACTTTCCCAATACTGGTAAAGACCAAAAAACTTTCCAGTATTTGGGGAATAACTATGATGGTCAAGCTATTTGGAAGAAAAAATATTTTGTTAGTAATCCCATACAAAGTATCTATATTGATCATTTAGCCGCTAATGCTGCGTATTTTGTTAAACAACCACATTACTATAAAGGACTGTTCGATATACTGAACTAAATATTATGGCAGCAGAAGTATTCATTATAGATGATCTCGACAAGTTTATAGAATGTACCAGGGTATTGATATATCAAAATTTTGGATCAGATACACGCAAAGATATATTAGAAACAAGTTTTGATATAAATAAATTAGATGCTGTAGAGCTTCAAGAGCTAGATTCTGTACTGTCTCAAACAGAATGTCTTTTAATGGCTAAGGATTATATTAGGTCACAACAGCATAAAACCAACAAGACTATTAGGTATCTTATATCTAATAATGAATACATGAAAATGATAGAATGTTTTAATAGTCGTATGGTAAGTAATATGCTTAATAATTTGGTAAACAAAGGAGTACTAGAAACAGCATATGATGCTGAATCTAATGACTTTATTTTTTGGACTAAAAATGACGACACAAAATCAACTAATCAAAAACCAGAAACCGACTGAACTAGACGTACATCTAAAATATAGGTGTCCAGAATGTGCGAGAGATCATTGGCTTGCATTGAGAGAAACTCAGACTAGAGGATTTATTATAGTCTGTGAATGTAGTACTATTATCAAGCCAAAGCTAATTAAAGATATCAAAATTCAATATAATAAAAAGATTAAAGCTATTGCGCAACCAGCAGTAGAGACCATAGAAACTATAGAAATACCAGAACCCGTGGTGAATATTATAGTAGAAAAACCTGAGTTGATTCCGCCAGATAGTCTAATAGATAGTTGTGTTTCTGTTTTACAAACTTATGGGTTTACTGATACCGAAACTAAAGATTTGATTCATAAAACATACCAACAGCACAGCACCTGTACAGTTAGTGAATTTATTCGATACTGTTTAAAAAATATTACTTTGGGAGAAAATAATAATGGCTAATCTTGTTAGACCTTCTACTTTTGATGATGTGATTGGTCAAGAAGATGTTGTACAAAGATTAAAGATTGTGGTGGCTGGTTGCAAGTCTACAGAATCAGTAATGCCTCATATTTTAATTGACGGGCCTCCGGGACTAGGTAAAACCACGATATCTAGTGCTATTGCTAATGAACTAGGAGTCAATCTTTACACTATTAACGCGGCAAACATTCGTAGTGTAAAAAATCTATTGCCGTATCTAATGGGCATTGCTCCACGTTCTGTATTATTTATTGACGAAATCCATAGACTACCTAAGATTGTTGAAGAATTTTTATATCCAGTAATGGAAGACTTTGTATTGAATATTGTACTAGAAAGCAAGCCTGAACAAATTGATCTACCTATGTTTACTGTGGTTGGGGCTACTACTAGTGGAGGTAGTTTAAGTCAACCATTTTATGATCGGTTTGCAATGAAAGAACATTTGTCTTTCTATAACAACACTGAACTAGCTAAACTAGCAGAGTTGAACGCCAAAAAGCTCGGACTAAATATTTCTCAAGAAGCTCTATTAGAGATCGCTAAAAGAAGTAAGGGCACTCCTCGTATCCTTAATGCTAGACTGCAATGGTATAAGAGCTTTGTGAGTTATCATAACAATAACAATTCTTCTGTAGATGAGATTTTTATGAGTCAGGGTATTGACGACAAGGGACTTGATCTGTATGATAGAATGTATTTAGAGGTATTGAAGAAAAACAAAATGAACCCACTAGGTTTAAAGAGCATATCCTCATTAACGGGGATTGCTATGGAAACTATCGAAAATAGCGTTGAGCCATTTTTGATTAGAATGGGCTATGCTGTCAGGACTCCCAAAGGAAGAGTGATTGGTAATGTTTAAGATTTTCAATTTTGGAATTTTACGATATGCTGCCAGATCATCTAAGTGGTCTCAGGTTAGAAAAAACCATTTAAAGTCCAATGATAAATGTGCTGCCTGCGGAACAGATAAAGATCTGGAGGTTCATCATATTGTTCCTGTACATATCAATGCAGATTTAGAGCTAGACCCTGATAATCTCATCACTCTATGCTCTAGGTCATGTCATTTATTAATAGGTCACTTGATGGACTTTAAAAGCTGGAATCCTCATGTAATACATGATGCTAAGAATATTTGTATTAAAATTAAAACGAGACCTTATAAAGACGTATGATTAGATATACAAAAAATTGGTTAAATCATAATGCTTTCAATGCTTTAAATAAATTCAAAGGATTAGATAATCTAAATTTTTTAGAAATCGGTTCTTTTGAAGGACAGTCTGCTAATTTTTTTATTGATAACTATTTAACAGGTAGTAATTGTTATATAACATGTATCGATCCATGGATAGAGTATAGTCAATCTACGGTAGGTAATATTCAAGGCTGGGACGAGTATATTAATCCAAGTACATATAATTTATTTATATCTAATACTCAACACAATAAAGACAAAATAATAGTATATAAACATCTCAGTCAAGAGATTTTACATAAGCTTGATCCAGTGTATGACTTTATTTATATAGATGGGGATCATACCACTAGTGCTGTTATGTATGATGCTGTTAATGGATTTAAATTATTAAAAAATAAAGGTATCTTAATTTTTGATGATTACGACTGGGTTCAAGGTAGTAATAGGCCCAAAATTGCTATAGACTCATTTTTAGAAGAATATAAAAACGAACTGAATGTTATAGAGATAGGATCACAAATCACAATAGAAAAGAAGTAACTATAATGGGTACTCTTATTAATTATGATAATACGACAGTTAAAACCTGTTTTATTCCATGTGACTGCCAAACAGAAGTTTTATATATAGAGTATGACAATGACATTAGGATGGCTGACGTTGCTTTATACGAATATCGGGGATATATTGTAGGTAGGATGTCTTTTTGGCAGAGACTTCGATATTGTTGGAAGATATTATCTAGTGGACGTCCGTATTGTGATCAATTAGTTTTGAGTATACAACAACTCAAAGAACTAAAATCTTTTCTGTCATCAATAGATATGTAATAGTTATTTAGGTGTAGTATAGATTATACAATCTCAACCCACCAGTAGGAGAAATTATGAATAAAAACATACATTCATACATTGGTGACGAGTTAGTTAATAAAATCAAACATCTAAGTTTAGCTTTAGGTCAAGCAGAGTCTATTATTTCTTCTTTAGAAAAAGAGAATTCTAAACTAACTAGTGCTTTAATAGCCTTGACTTCATTATCTGAAGAATACTCAGTTTTAGATAGCGAAGCCTGGGATACTTCTGAGTGTTCGGAATAGGTGATTATTATGCAAAGATTAGCTAAATGTAATAAAGACCGAATGTTCTTCGGAGTATGTTGTGGAATAGCCAAACATCTAGGGCTAGATATTAGTATAGTCAGGCTAGGCTTCGTACTGGGGGCTATTTTCACAGGAAGTATGCTGTTATGGATTTATCTCATAATGGCTATAGTGCTACCATCTGATAACTGATTAATAGTTTGGTCTAGTCAAATATGACCTCCTTTGGTGTATTGATAATAAAGGAGGAAATATATGTCTACTTTAGACAAAATTATCATAGTCTGCGCATCACTGTGCATAGGATGGGGCTTGAGTGAAAAATATTCTCAACCATTATGTAAGCCTCCTGTGGTGGCTCCTGTTGTAGAGCCTATTGTTCCTCTCCCAGTCCCAGTGCCAGCGCCTCTGCCGCCAGCACCTAAGCCAGAGCCATCGTATCCTCAAGTTTTTTTTGATGAATACGATAAAGTGCTTTCTATAGCAAAAGAAAAACAAAAAAGAATAATTGTTATTTTTAGTGCTGATTGGTGTCCTCATTGTCAAGATCTTAAAAAAGACTTAACAAGCATGTCAATACCACAACAATATCTGCTTTGCATTATCGATATTGACAAAAACAAAGCATTAGTTAACAAATTTAATATTTCGGGTCTTCCAACAACCATAGCCATTACATCTAATGAAAAAGAATTATGTAGAAAATCAGGATATCAAAAAAAATCCTATGAGGCATGGTTATATCAATGTATCAAATAATTTGGATTATCATCGTATTAATGAGTAGCTCCTCTATTTATGCTCATGATAAATATATGCATTTTTATAATACTTATACGGTTAAGTATGATACTGGTGCTAGGGACAGAGTTATTTCTGTAGGTCTGAATCTAATAGACATACCCCAGATAAGTAATTTAGAACCTTCTAACTCAGTTTATAATCAGATATTATCCAGTTCTGAAACAAAGCCTTTCGGAGACGAACACGGAAGGTCTACTAATGCTCACGAAACTGTACATGGTATTAATAATGTACTAAGAAATAAATACAAAAAAATTTTAAAGAAAAATGTTAATGCTTTTTATGCTGGAGCTAGAAAAGGGATAATTATAGAAAATCCCAAATTAACTATGAGAGATATTATTCCTTTCATTCCAGAAGCTGTCAGGGGTTATCGTTTTAATCTATATTTTGTAGAACAACTAGGATCATGGAATGATGTACCAACTTACCCTATGGATGAGTGGTCAGCATATATCGCAGGGGCGGAATGTGCTGTGGATGACTATAGGAGGGGGCTTAAAGCGGAGAAGTCTGACTGCGTATCTGGAGCATTAGAGTTTAGTATTTATTGCACTGCTTTATCTATGGCTATTAAAAATAGAGATTCTGACTTTTGGAAAAATAATACGCAATTTAAACATACTATGAAATATTATCTTATTAAATCAGAAAAAATATTTTTTGAAGGACAGTCAACATTTCCTTCCGATAAACAAGACAAGTTACTATGGACCTTGAGAGAGCATAATGATACGGCTGATATGCGTCAATTTTTATTAAATGAATTTGACGGAATATTTGTAGACTAATACTGATAAACAGTATTTGAATGGGGTATAGTAATATTGTCTATGTTCGGAGATTCTTTATGAAAAAATTGACCATAATATTTTTATGTACTATTAGTACTCTTTTATCTTCTTGTTTTTCAATTGGTGGGCTTATAGATCCATCAGTACCGGATAGTCATTATGTAGAATATGCTAAAAATTTTTATTATGTAGGTAAAATTTATGGATTAAATATAAATAATAAAGATTATTTTGGTTCATGTGTAGCTATTACTGATAATGTGGTATTAACAGCAGCACATATCGTACAAGAAATGAAAACAGCAAAAGTATTGATTAACAATAGACAAATTAATGTAATCAAATCTATAGCCCATCAAGACTTTCGAATAGATAAATTAGGACATAATGATATTGCTATATGTTTTTTAGAAGAAAATATTGGATTAGAATGGTATCCTAGTTTATATACAAATAAAAATGAAATTAATAAATTGTGTTGTTTGTCTGGTTATGGGGCTTATGGTACATTTTTTAGTGGTCCAACAAAAACAGATAATCAAAGAAGAGCTGGATCAAATTATATAGATTATACAGAACTTGGTGTTTTAATATGTACTCCTTCTACGGATAATACGAAAACCGCTTTAGAATTTTTGATTTGTCCAGGAGATAGCGGGGGTGGCCTGTTTATTGATAATAAATTAGCTGGTATACATTCTTATGTTATTACATTTAAGCCAAGTAAAAAACAAGAAAGTGCGCATACTAGAATTAGTGATCATGTAGAATGGATAGAAAAACACAAAAAACTCATCATACAAGAAGGTAAATAGTTATGTTATGGAAAAAATTATTTGGTAAAAAAATAGGCTTATTACCATATATCAGAGAAGATGTTCATTCAATATCCACATCATCTCCTCAAATTTATGGTTGGGAATTGCAGAAATTTGCTATTCCTAGTGTCTGGTCAAAAACTCAGGGTGAGGGTGTCGTGGTGGCCGTTATAGATACCGGGTGTGACATCTACCATGACGATTTAAAAGAAAACGTGCTGGTAGGCAAGAATTTTATTAACCCCGGTCATGCCCCGCTGGACGTTGTGGGTCATGGATCTCATGTTGCTTCAACTATAGCAGCATCAGATAATGGTACTGGTATTGTGGGGGTTGCTCCTAAAAGCAAAATTTTGCCGATTAAAAGCTTAGGTGATGATGGCTCGGGTAATATGAGAGATATTGCTGACGGTATTCGTTGGGCGGCTGATCAGAAAGCGGATTTAATTACCATGAGTTTGGGGTCTCCGGGTCCGGCTAAAATGATAGAAGATGCGATTAATTATGCCGTCAGTAAAGGCTCTGTTATTTTTTGTGCGGCTGGTAACGATGGACCAGCAACAGACATAATGTATCCCGCTAAATATGAGCATACTGTCGCTATTGGTGCTATAGATGAAGATCTTAATAGAACTAATTTTACATGTAGTGGAGACACATTAGACTTTTTAGCTCCTGGACATAATATTCTGGGATGTGTTCCGGGTAATAGATACGCTTTAATGAGTGGCACTAGTATGAGCAATCCTTTTGCTGTTGGTTGTGCGGCATTGGTTCTATCTTATTATAGAAAAATCCACAGATCTGTTCCTAGAACCTCAGAAGACTATATACGTATTTTTAGAGAACATGCTATTCCATTAAAAAATGCTCAATACTATAACCAAAAAAAATATCAGGGATATGGCATTATTAACGTATCTGAGAGTCTAAAATAATGAATGAAAATTGGAATATTGTAACACATATTTTATGTACAATTATTGGAGCGGTGTCTACTTACATTGTATGTGGGTATCGTCACAAATTAGAAGTACGCATGAGCGATCATTATCAATCTTCTGGCTTTAATGCGTCAAAAAATACCGGCTTGTCTGAAAAAACAAAACAGACTATTAAAAAAATAGAAATAGACTCTAGAACAGTAGTGGTGAATGACATGGATAATAACTATACGAAATTATTTGACGATTTAGGAGGAGAGTCTATTCATAAAGATAATATTATGGATGCAGTAAACAAACTATCTCAATTAAAAAATAATGGAGGCTGATTATGGCTAAGGGTCTAGATGTAGGCACATCTTTTATTGTTATGGCTTATCAAGATCAAAATGATGACTCTTATGAGCTAATGAAATATGTAGATTTTAGAGATGCTTTTTATGTGGTTAAGCCCAACAATATCATTGCTCAAAATATGATGGAGAAAGGGTTGCAAGGTAAGGTATTCGTGAAAGATGAAGATGGGTCTTTTATTATTCTAGGTCAAGATGCAATAGATAAAGCTTTAGAGAGAAATGAATCAGCGAATAGGCCGATGTATAGAGGTATTATTTCGGCTAAGGAAAAAGACGCAAGAAGGGTATTGGCTTTTATTATTAGTCAAGTTATTGGCAAGCCAGCTTATGTAGACGAAAAGGTAGTATATTGCGTACCAGCACAGCCTATTGATCAAGACAATGAAGATTTTGATGTTGGCTATCACGAAGATGTTGTCAATACTATTTTAAGTAAAATGAATTATAAACATGTGAGAGCGATTAATGAAGCCGAGGCATTATGTTATTCGGAGTTAGGTGGTAGTAATTATACTGGCATTGGGCTATCTTGGGGTGCTGGTATGGTGAATACGTGTATTATGCTAAATGGTGAGCCGATCTCAGTATTTTCTACTACTAAATCTGGAGACTGGATTGATCGTATGGCTGCGGCTGCTACAGGAGAAACGGATGGAATAGTCCAAGCAGAGAAGGAGTCAGGCAAATTTACCATAGGACAGTCCAATGACAATCCTATCCTGTCCGCTGTATCGTCTTATTATGAACGCTTAATTGATTATACAACTAAACATCTAACTATTGCTTTGAGTGAGCATAAATTATTACCTAAGTTTAGAAAACCTTTAGATATTGTGTTTGGAGGAGGTACGTCTCAAGCAAATGGCTTCCAAGAAGTTTTTGCAAAAAAATTAGTAGAGAATGAGTTTCCTGTAAAGCTCAACAAAGTATTTCAGGCTCGTGATCCTTTACATGCCGTTGCTCGTGGATGTTATATCGCAGCGAAGATTTTATAATGAACAACTATGGCGGGTCTTTGCATTCTAATTTTAATGATAATGATTATATAGCATATGCTAAAGATATATCTGTAGTCAAAATTATAGCTGATGATAAATTTTGTAGCGGAGTACCTATAAATAGATCAGCTATTATTACTATCAAACACGCTATAGAATATCAAAATAATATTCAAGTATTTTATAATAATTTATTGTTAGATATTAAAGATATTCAATATCACAAAAAAGAAGATCTAGCAATTATTCGTCTTAATAATTTGATAAAATGCAATAGTATTGAGTATTGCGAAGATATTCCTCTCATGGGTAAGATATGCTCAATAGCAGGATATGGAGTAAAATATCAGAACAGCAAACAATACAACGTCGATCTAGAAAAAAGAGGCGGTCAAAATCAAATTATATGGGAAACAGATTCATATTTTGAGTGTCGCATGGATATGGATGGGGTTGACCTAGAATTTATACCAACAATAGGGGATAGTGGGGGTCCAGTTTTTGTAGATAATAAGCTAGCAGGACTCAATAAATATGTAAAGTCTGTGGATGGCTTGGCAGATAGTAGTTATGGAGATATTTCAGGACATATTAAATTAAGAAAATATGTCTCATGGATACAGGCGAGACTATGAATTAAGAGCCTCTAGTACCTTATAGAAGCTTTTATATTTAGATAATATATCTTGTTCTCTCCCATTAAATAAATTAGCAATATTACTTTCATGCCACCATAAATCAAAAAAATGAGGATTGAAAGACCCCATATCTCTATAATAGAGAGCAGTTAAAATTTGCTCTTCACTATACAACTCTTTTTCCTGATCCAAGAGCTGAGACAGTAACTGTAAAAAATTACTGCATATTTTTTCTACTATATTTTTTTGACCACCAAATAAACCACCTATAATATGTCTATGATTGCAGTATTGAGTATAGTAAGATTCTGGAATTGTATGGCTCCAAAAAAACTCGGTATTATCTTTAGCTACAACAAAGAATTTATCTTGGGAAAACTGCCGTAGATTATGTAGAAATTTGTTATTAAATAAAGATGAATTAAAATACCTATCATAATAAGTAGGACCATCTATATTAAGATATTTATCTGGAATTAATCCGGAATAAGATAGACCAGCATCGAGCCAGTAGATGTACTCATTGGAGTGATTAGGTAAATTATGTAATAGCCAGTGGATTTTCATATATTGAAGTTCAAAACATCTGAAAGATTGCTTCATTTCATCTATGTTTTTGAGTTTATCAATTTTTTCTTTATCTGGAGTAGATGATAGGTCTTGTGGAATAATCACATAATTAACACTATTCTCTATATTATCTTTTAAAAAAGTCTCAACTTTTTCTGTATCATTAGTATAGATAATATATCTAGCATCTGTCATTCTCATTAGTGTCTTCAGACTAGACAAATAATGAGTTTCTCTGGATGGTCTGCCGCCGTATGTTGTGCCATATAAATTATTGTATACAGCAGTAACGATAGTTGTCATGAGATTTAATTAGTGTAGAGTGCCTTCTATAATAGAACACCACCCCTTACTTACACTATGAGGCCATACGACCCATTTTTTTGGTACTTTTTTAGTCTGAAATTCTCGCCAAACTTTGCAATATCCATCAGGATCATTTTTCATTTGAGTAATCTCATCTGGAGTAGCATCTTGCCTATATATATCGTTTTCGTTTTCATCCTTAAAGACAACACACCAGAAATCATAATCTTCTTCTGGTACTTGAGCATAGCCTATATCGATACAGTGTTTAAAAATATTTAATAATGATTCTTGCCATCTATCGTCAGACACTGTAGGATTGGGGGGTTCTTGATGATCTAATGTATATTGCTGGATAGCTCTGTCAGCAAAACTAATCCCTGCATACTTTTCATAGTCATGCAGAGTTCTCTCTGTTCCAAATCCATATTTACCCATATCAGTTGCAGGCTCACCATCCATGCCGAATAGTTGTCTATTTAGTTTATGGCATCTATTATTCCTTTCTACCCATTGCTTATCATCATCCCATTGCTTTGAACGTCCTTTGCGAGTATACTCATGCCAGCATATCACCTTGTGCGGATGGAACAAGTCATATCCATGCGTAAAGGCGCGTGCTGCTATACTAATTTCTTCTCCGTGAAAGTAATAGTCTGGGTTATGCTGTACCTCTTTAGCAAAAGCTCCTATACTAAATGCAAAATGAGCGCTATAGAACCTGGCTTTCATTGGTCGTGTTTTGTCATCAAAAGCATCAAATGATGCTGGTAAAAAGAAAATAGCTCCTTCTGGAATGAATCTATCAAAGTTCATTTTCCATGGCTCTTGAACCCTAGCAGCAGGATCATTGTCAGGATCAAAACTAGGAATATATGCAGTAATTAATGGTTTAGGATAACCATTTTTTTGCAAATCTTTTAGCATAGCAATTAGCTCTGTATCCCAATGCGGAGCAAATCTATGGTGACTATCTAATTGAAGTGTATAAGTTTCGTTATCATATAGTTGTTGCACAGCATTTCTAGCCCAACACACCCCCTTAGAATCCAAATAATCAATATCTATTATACGAAATTTTTGATCATTTTTATATTCGTCTAAATTATCCCACGCATCTTCTGACGAGTGTTGCCATGCAATACCAATACGTAGATTTTCAGGATGATCAGCCTTCTCTATCATATCTTGTAGAGTTGGTTTAAGTTGAGGATCTCTATAAGATGCTATTTGAATAAAGATGGTATTATTAGTGGTTGCTTTTTTCTTTTTAGTCATTGTTTAACTCATTAAGATTAAGATTAATAATATTTTTACTGCTATAATGCGTACTGAGAAATGCTTTATCTTGCTCTGTGATATCTAAAGTATAGATAGGTTCATTATTGTTTTTGTTGTTTTTCTTTAGATATATCCCGTAATCATACCTTAAACAATACAACTCAAAATCTGGATACATTTGTAGAAATTTTTCATTATACAAATCGTTCTGAATATGGACTTCGTATTCGTTACCCATTACTGAGTCTTGCTTAGCGTTAAAAGGAACACCAATGATAATATCTTCGCATGATTTAAGTTTGTTTAATACAATCAAAGAATCTCTGTATGTCATGTGTTCAATCACATCACCTAGTATCGCTAGCTTATAGTCGTCTAGGTACAGTTCGGAGTTTATTATATTATGATTAAAAACAGATCTATATTTGTCTTTTAAATGATATCCTTCTATATATGGCTCATATACCTCTATAGCGTCTATATTGTTATATCCTAAAGGCTTAAGTAGGTCTGCGTATGTGCCAACCCCAGCACCAATATCGATAATATTGGTTTCTTTATCTATGTGTTTGGTGATATAATTTATCGTTTGAGACTTAAATATTGGAGTACTAGTTGGCATTATTTTCCTTCCTGTCATCTTTGCCGTAAAAATAAACTCTATTATGAGTAATTGGACTACATAATAATAAGCCTGGACGCACAGATCCTGCTCTGGTAAGTGTGTAAATATGACTCATCCATGTTTGTTCATAAGGATATTGCCATTTAGTGTCCAGAAACATTTTCTTATTGCCTTCTTGTGTAACTATCTGGGGCCAGTTAGAATAATATATCTCTCCCTCTGCATATGGTATTTTGTCGAATGTTTTGATGCAAGAGAACTTGGTCAAAGGTTTCTTGTTTAGATTACCAAAGTATTCCTCTTTCTTTGGGCTGGGCACATTATGCCAACTCCATTGCTCTCCATTATGTCCATAAAATTCACTAAATGTTAATTTTAAAATATCATAATACTCTTTATTCATTAACTTAATCATATTCTCAAAAAAATTAGGCACAAATTTATTGAATCCAAAATTACATTTAATATTTTGTAAATCTAATAACATATCATCTTCAAAAAATAGCATATATTTAGAACCGGATTCTGCAAAGTGTTCTGCAGCAAACTGCCTAGCTCCACAAACACCCATATTGCCTTGATTAATATGAGTAAATTTATATTTATCGATCATTAGTTCGTACTGGGGCAAAAGGGTAGAGTCGGTAGAATTGTTGATAAGAATAACCTTAGTCTCTGAAAGAAATCTATTATCATATTTTTGAAATGAATCAATCAGCAATTTCAGCTGATCTGGAGTGTTGAATGTGTTGATATACAATAAAACTTTATCGTTTGTATAATTTTTATTGGCTAGTTTATTTTCTATTTTATAATTCTTTAGATACTCAAAAAAAGTGCCAAGCAAACCATTATCTTCTATTGTATGTATGTCAAAAATATCTGGATCAATATAGGTCATTAGGGTAAATATACTTTCTTCAGTACCCATAAAACCATTATTTAATGTATCTTGCAGTAATTTGTAGTACATATCATTAACAGAAGATATGTAGTCTATATGACCTCCAAACAATCCCCCTCTAGCCACTCTATCTACTTTGGTATTGACTAAATTATTCATTTCCCCGATGTTAAAGCCATGTATTTCTGTAGTAGTCTCATAAGGGAAGCATACAAACATAAATTTATCAGTTATGTATTTTAATTTTGGAATTACTTTATCATGACTAAAATATCCAGGATGAATTGTATTAGTAATACCTCCGTCTATCCAAAAATAGTACTGACTACCGAATGGGTTAAAGCATTTAGCATTATGCAGCAAGAACATTTTGCTCATAACCATTGGATTATAATACTCTAATGAGCCCTGAGTACTGTCCTTCAACCATCCGACTTGGTTATACCAGTCAGGATTAGTGCGTATTTTTTGTACTTGATCGAAAAATGGGAAAAAAGAGCCAGAAAAACTGTCTTTTGTATGGGGATATACTTTGGTATTAGATCTATCTCTAATTTCCCACACTATATGTTCTATAGATGGGTCTATAAAAATACATAGATTAACATCGTTAGTAGCTAATAGCAGTTCACGAAATTTTTCTATGTAATGATCGAAAGATCTATTCCACCCCTCGGCAGCAGAATCACGCTTAAGATCCCATATCCCAGTAACTAGGGTAATGTCTTGCATGTAGTTATAGTATTTCTTAGAAAGAGATTATCTCACCGGCCCTGCATAATAATTAGTATTTCTCTTTTGTTTTGTCAAGACATAGTTTTTTAAAACTGCACTTGACAGACCGCACCTGCCTACTCATAATACATTTGTTAACTACTTGATCGGCCAATACGATGTTTGACGATAAAAAAGAAAATCGCAGAAAACACCTAACAAACAATAAAAAGAGGGATTCATCTAAGCGCAATCATAAATATGGCGAAGATGATGGTGCCCCAAGAAAAAGAAGTCCTAGATATGACAAAGAGGATACTAGGGCAGAAGAAATATGGGAAGAGTGGGAAAATAGATCAGATTACTAATTAACCATTATGTCAACCTACCCCATATCAATAGTTTTTCCTGTCATGAATAGGACAGATGTTCTTATTCGCAGCGTACCTTCATGGTTACAAAACGCTGATATTGAAGAAGTTTTGATAGTTGATTGGTCAAGCTCTATTCCTGTATTTGAAGATCCTAAAACTCAAAATATCATTAATGATCCTAGAGTTAGGGTTGTTAGAGCAGAAAATGAACCATATTTTTTAAGTCCGTCTTTTTCTATAAATTTAGGAGTAGAGAAAACTTCTAATGACCATATTATAAAACTAGATATTGATTACGAATTAATCAACCAAGACTTTCTAAAGTACCTAAATAAAATTTTACCTAAATTAACATCTGGATTTTTTATTACAGACTTCCACTATGTTCCCAATAACGAAAGCATGATGGGATTTGTTATTTTTCATAAAAGCCATTTCCATATGGTTAATGGATATAATGAAATTTTTAGAGGTTGGGGCTATGAAGATTTAAATATGTATGATAAACTTTCCAGAGTTTGTCAAAAATATATCATCAGCAATTTAGGAAAATTTATATACCATATCCCTCATGACGATACCGTGAGGAACGCCAACCATATTGACAAAGACACCCCAATCATGGATAATGAAAAGAGAAACAGGGCTAGGGCGCTCTTGCCCGAACCTCCTAGATCACAATACAAGACCATTAGTACTTTACAAGAAAATAACAAAATTAAATACGAAATAGTTGAGAGAATTAGATGACTACTTTTTTTATTAGGGTTTGTACTTTTGTGAAATCCTTGTATTTTCACATAGCCATGGGCTTGCCTAAAAGCACTCAAGAACAAATCAATACCAGACACGCTATTTGTGTTTCTTGCGAACACTTCAATCGTACAAAATCAGAATGCTATATTTGTGGCTGCAATATCTCTACAAAAAAACAATTCTTAAATAAGCTGGCATGGGCAGACCAAGAATGTCCAGTAGGTAAATGGAATAAACTAATATAAAGGACCCAAAAATGCCATACGCTCAAAATAATCAAAACACAACATATACTACATATAACAATCACGATATATTGACTAACACCCTAAATATTGTTAAGCTAGATCAAGTCGGATACTCTATTGTGATTCCGCATGTATGCAATAATATTAATGTATTCGGAGCAGGGTTTGCCGAAGCTATTGCTTCTAAATATCCTGAAGTAAAAGCTAATTATCATTTGTTAGGGAACTCTTTTTTAAGAAACAATCTAGGATATGTACAGTTTATTGAGGTATATAATAACCAAAAATATGGACATAAATTGATTGTAGCAAATATGATTGCTCAAAATGGAATAAAGAGAAATAATAATCCCAGACCTCTTAATTATATTGCACTAGCTAAGGCAATGTTGGGCGTATCTTTGTATATCAAAGGTATGCAGGCAAAAAATCGAGACTATGCATCCAAATGGACAATCCACTGTCCCAAATTTGGGTCAGGATTAGCTGGAGGCAATTGGAATTTTATATCAGAGATGATCACCGACGCATGGAAAGATTACTCTGTTTTTGTATATCAACCTCAACATCATGACCAACAAAGAATTTAGACAGTTTTTGACTTGGATTCGTAATCGATTGGTATACAAATACCACGAAAAAGATCCTACAATTATTACAGCTTTGAATTGTTTAATTAATAATCACTATTTCATAGTCAATACTTTGTTAAAAGATAAAGACCTAACAAGAGTATGCCAGAAATATTATGCTGATTTTGATTACGAAAAAGATAGTCCTGACGATACTCTAAATATTGGATATACTAACGACGAAAAAAGAAAAATTAAAGATTTTATTCAATCCCTTGGTAAAGATATTATGGAGATATACACATCATGATTTTAACTTTAGCTTTTATTATAGCTATTTTCATTGGTATTTGTGATAGCATTTATACAAGAAATGAAATTCACAAAGGCAGACTGCCAGGAGTGAAAGAATCTAAGAACATCCTAGAATACATGCTGGGTAATAATGAATAGACTAAGAAATCAAAGAGTATATTTAGCAGGAGCAATGGATAGAGTGGCTGATCGAGGCAATGGTTGGAGAGATAAGATCACCCCATTCTTAGAGTCTCTAGGAGTGGTGGTCTTCAACCCTATAAAAAAACCATCATCTATTGGAATGGAAGACGAAATTACTCATCAGCATAAGTCTGTATTAAAAAGCAAAGAACAATATGACGAATTATCAGCTCTCATGAAATCTATTAGGTCTGTAGACCTGAGACTCGTAGATATTAGTGATTTTTTAATAGTTAATCTAGACCTAGATGTTCATCCATGTGGCACATACGAAGAAATTTTTTGGGCCAACAGACAGAAAAAACCTATTATTATACATATGGTACAAGGTAAACAAAAGGCTCCTGACTGGCTGTTTGGGACCATCCCTCATAGAATGATATTCTCTTCTTGGGATGAGATTGAAAGTCATCTTTATCATATAGACACAGCAACACATATAGATTCATTTAATAGATGGTATTTTTTTAATATATGAGAAAACTCTCAATCAGCTTAACATGCTGCAACAGACCAGATTACCTATCACAAGTATTAGATGCGTTAGCAAATGCAGATAAAACCAATATAGACGCTAGGCTAAATATTAGCATAGATAAAGCTGATCCACAGGTTATAGAAATAGCCAAATCATTTAAAGGCTTGTCAATAGACAATCTTATTGTACACGACCCGAAATTAGGATGTAATCAAAATACGTTATATGCTATTAAATTAGCTAGTTCGACTGACCATTCTCCATATATTCTTCATTTAGAAGATGACACCGTACCTACAAAAGATTGTTTACAATTTTTTATGTACGCTTTTCATAAGTATGAAGCAGATGATACTGTATTGAGCATTGGTGGATATAATAAAACAGAAGATCTAGACGATGACCTCATTTATAGCACTTTTTCTGAAGCATTTTTTAGTGCTTGGGGATGTGGTTTTTGGAAGCATAAATTAGATAAAATCTATCAAGCATGGACAACATCTAATACTAACAATGGAATGTCTTGGGACTCATATTTATCAGAATATTTCTTTGAAAGACAAAATCATTTACAGCTAAGACCTCAAATATCTAGAATACAAAATATAGGAGCAGAGAAAGGAACATGGGTGGCTGATCCTATGTGGCACTATTATAATCACAGATCGCCTTTCTTATCTAACGATTACTCTGGCACAATAGATTGGGTAAAGTATGCAGAAAATAATTCATGAACCAAAATTAGACTTTGATGATGTATTGATTATACCTCAACGCTCAACGTTGACTAGTAGATCAGAGATACAGCTAGAACGCACTTTTCGGTTTTATCACAGTCCTAGGAGTTGGACTGGAATACCAATTATGTGTGCTAACATGAGTTTTTGCTCTTTTGATATGGCCAGAGCATTAGCTCGTCATAAAATGATAGCCTGCTTACACAAATATCATACATTAGAGAAATTACTAGATTACTTTGATAAACACCCCAATAATATAGACTATACTTTTATTTCTATAGGCTATAAAAAAAGCGATATAGAACACCTAATTAAGTTTAAAGAGCAATCAGGGATACAACCCAATATCTGTATAGACGTACCTAATGGACATATGGATGTTTTTGTTAAGTACTGCAATAAGGTAAGAGAGCACTTTCCCGAATCAATTATTATTGCAGGTAATGTAACGAACACATCCTCTACACAGGAGTTGCTAATATATGGAGGAGTGGATATAGTCAAGACAGGAATAGGTGGAGGATCTGCCTGTACAACCAGATTTCTGACAGGATGCGGCATACCCCAACTATCTTGTTGTTTGGAGAATTCATATGTTGCACATGGTCTTCAAAATGGACCTAAAAAACTGGGCCTTATTTGTTCAGATGGTGGGCATAAAACAGTAGGTGATGTATGCAAAGCATTGTGCGCTGGCGCCGATTTTGTGATGTTAGGAGGATATTTTGCTGGTAGTGATCAGTGTGAAGGAGAATGGGAGCTTGGGGGATCTTATTCAACAGAAGTACAATTCGGTAAAAAAACAAAAGGACAATTTACATATTATGGCATGAGCACCCATCATGCTCAAGACCTTTTTGAAGACGGTAAGAAAAATTATCGAGCAAGTGAAGGTACAAAAATCACAGTTCCATACAAAGGGACTCTAGATGAAATTGTTCAAGAGTTGCTTGGAGGCATTAGGTCTTGCTGTTGCTATATTGGAGCATCTCATATCAAACATATAATTAAATGTGGACAATTTTGTAAAGTTAGTAAGGTACACAGTAACCATAATCCAATATTAGGAGTCTAAGTAATGAATATTAATTTTTATAGTCCAATAGGATACACTGGTTATGGAGTAGCCGGTATGAATTTTCTCAAATGTCTCTCCTCATCTAACGAGGTTGCATTGTTTCCAATAGGTCAGATGCATCCAGAGTCTCAGGAAGATTCTGCTGTTTGTTTTAAAAGCTTTGAAAAACAAGAAACATTTGACCCAGAAGCACCCTGTTTAAAAATTTGGCATCAGTTCGACATGGGAACAAAAGTAGGCAGAGGTAAGTTTTTTGCTTTCCCATTTTTTGAATTAACACTACTTAATAAAAAAGAAATCCATCATCTCAATACTGCAGATGAAATTATAGTAACATGCGAATGGGCTAAGACTATCTTGCAACAAAATGGCATCCAGAAAAAAATTAACATAGTTCCATTAGGTGTTAATACTCAAATTTTTGACCATACTATCAAGTCAGCTCTGAAAAAAGAAGATAAATTTATATTTATGAATATTGGTAAATGGGAAGTGCGTAAAGGACATGACGTTCTTGTTCACTGGTTTAATGAAGTGTTTACCGAAAAAGATGATGTCGAGCTATGGATAGAAGCATCTTCTAGTGAATATGCATTTACTCAACAAGAGCTTGATAAATGGCATAAACTATACAGCGAATGTAAACTAGGTAATAAAATTAAAATTTTCCCAAGACTAAATACACAAGCCGAAATTGCACAACTGATGAGCTATGCTGACTGTGGTATTTTTCCAACCAGAGCAGAAGGGTGGAACCTAGAGTTATTGGAAATGATGGCTATGAATAAGCCAGTTATTACCACTAATTATTCAGCTCATAAAGCATTTTGCGATAAGGACAATGCTATGTTGGTCGATATTGATGAATTAGAAGAAGCTAATGACAATAAATATTTTAATGGTTTTGGTAAATGGGCCAAATTAGGAAACAAACAAGCCCAGGAATTTAAAGACTATATGTTACATGCTTATAAAAATCGCATAAATACTAATCCCAACGGGCTCAAAACTGCCACAAATTTTAGTTGGGAAAACGCTACTTCGACGCTATTAGAGTGTATATCTAGGTAGAGGAGAGTTTGTAGACATGCCTTTACCAGCACAAAATCCTGGCGAAAACAACAAAAAGTTTGTTTCTCGTTGTATGACTAACGAAACGATGAAGAAAGAATATCCAAATAATAAACAGAGAGTGGCTATTTGTATGAATCAATCAAGAAGTCAAAATTTATTATCAGAAGTATGTGACAACATAGAGAGCAATTTATACGGATTTACAGAAGAACTCACAGAAGCGAATACGGTTATTCCTACTCCTGAGAGTTATGTAGATTTTGGGGAAGACACAGAAGAAGTAGAACTACAAATAGCTATATATAAATATAAAGATCCAGTCACTCAAGAAGTATATATGTTTGAGTATCCTGGAATTCATAAAAAAAATAATAGAAAATTAGTATTGATGGCTGAAGGTTCTGAATATCAAGGAAGAAAAGTTACTCTCAACAAACCTTTTAGAACACCTAGCGGTCCCAAAAAATTTAGCGTATACGTTAAAAATGAAAAAGGAAATGTTGTTAAGGTAAACTTTGGCGATCCTAATATGAAAATAAAAAAAAATATTCCTGAGCGACGAAAAAGCTTCAGAGCCCGCCATAACTGCGATAATCCAGGACCAAAATGGAAAGCCAGATATTGGTCATGCAGAGCATGGTAATAAATCACAATCAATGAGTCTACAATATTTCTTAAGTACCTTAGCTTAATAATGGAGTAAATAATGAGCAGATTTTATGATATTCTTAATTCTATTAATGATATAATAATAGCAAGACAAGGCTGTGGTAGTGATTGTGGAGAGTATAATGATACTCCAGAAGAAAAACGTAAAGAGCTATTGGAAGAAGAGCTTGAGTTAGCTATAATGAAACAAAAACTCAAAGACCTGCGCAAAAGTAAAGCAGAAGATGGTGACTTTATGAATATTGAAGATATGGAGCTAGAGACTATTGAAGAAGAAATGATGGAATACAAAAAAGACTTCTATCACATGAGTGTAGGATCACTCAGAGCCATCGCTACACACGCTCAAAAAATTCTGGATAGTCTAGACAACCCCCAAGTTAACGAAAACTTGACAGAGAGCTGGTTACAGGGTAAAATCGCCATTACAGAGGACTACATGAGAACAATCCACGATTTTGTCATGTTTGTTGCCGATGCTGACGATAATAACCAAGGAGTTGGTCAAGCTAAGAAACCCGGACTTTGGGAAAATATTCGCAAGAAAAAAGAGCGAGAAGGCAAAAATTACAGGCCAGCTAAACCGGGAGACAAGGATAGACCAGACTCTGATCAGTGGAAGAAGTTAACTAAAGATAATAAAGATAAAAAAGACAAGTAAGATATTTACATTTTAAAAATTTTCAAAAGGACTAATTAATGGACAACCAGTTTGATGATCTGTCTGTATATCTAAACCTAGCCAAAAAAACAATCTCAAAATTCTCTGCAAAATATCATTCTTCCTTGAGAAACGAAATGTTAAAAAATGAAGATGCAATATCTGATGTTGCATCGGCCATTATGTATGCTGATTGGAAGTGGGATAAGAATAGAGTAGGCAAGTCTGGCATGACAAAAAGCAAGTATGCTTATAGAAATCAGTGCGCTATATGGGCTATTCAAACTTATATTACTAAAAAATATAAAGTCAAGAATAAGAAATTATCAATAGATGAATCTATGAATGACGATAATTTAACACATGCTTCTATACTAGAGTCTAAGTCTGAACCAGACCCTTTGGATTATCTCATAGATCAAGAAAATAATGAGTTGATTCATAGTCATATCCATGCTATTATTAATAGCAATATCATCAATGACAAGCAAAGAGAACAATTAAAAATGTACTATTTCGATAGCATGACCCTCAATGAGATAGGTCAAAAATTTAATGTAACTAGAGAAGCGGTGCGCCAAAATATCAAGAAAGCAATTTCTCTTATTCAAGCCATAGCATGACAAAAATAGTTTTATATTTACTGTCTATTGATATCAAAGAAGGTATAGAATATATTGTGTCTTCTAGTATATTGGAGCTAAAGCCACCAATAGCAAACAATGACACAACTAGATCTGTTAAAGAAAACTTGTATGAATTGTCTTCCAGTATCATTAATGCAAATCCTGATTGGTTGAAATATAAAATTGTCAATGTTCTTAACAAAGAAGGAATTACTGAATTATGGTATTTTGCAAGAATACCTCATGAATATAAGTATATGATTAATAAGAATTACCATACTATTAAATTATCAACATCAGAAGATAATGATGTATTAAGATTAAAATACTATCTATGATTAAATATATTATTACTAAGCTTTATTACTGGATTGTTAAACCGTCTGAGTCAAAAGATGAAGACAATTTAATAGAGCTAAGTAAAGATATACTTTGTGGAATATCCTGCTTATATCATGAGACTAAAAACATAACTATAGATCTTATCTTAAACAAGTATTCAGCAAATTTAGATAAACAAGCAGAACAATTTTCTCAATTTTTATATCATATTACCCAGCCATCATTTCGACAAACTATATTAGATAATATAAAAAACCATTCTCAGACCCCAGACGAAGTATTATTTTATCAGAATGTAATATTCAATATAGCTATGCTTGAATTAAATCAAAAAAATAAAGCATATTCTCTTCAAAAAGATACTGAGCCGGTAATACGTCCTCTATCAGTTTTTAATACTTCACACTAAAGAGTATACCATGCCTAGCGCACCTTTAATAGTCTGGGAGAAATGGGTTGACCCGCTGGGGCTAGAGCAGGAAGAATCATATATAAATGAATTTTTTGAGGATGATCAAAATGACGATAATGATTCTATAGATAATGTAGTAGATAATTTTGACGATAATAAAAAACCACCTAAAAATATGCGGGTTTTATCTACACCTATGGGATTAATTCCTATGGATCAAACACTATCAGCGGGAAAAGTATTTAATTTCTGGGTTGGTTATACTAATTTTAATATCACCAAACCTATTGCATATATTATAGAAAAAACCAACGGTGTAGAAACTCTAGACATCTTCACTCGCTATAGATTTCGTATAGGGGTTGGCAAGTTATTTGAAGATGGTGAAGTAATGAGAGAAATTAATTCTAGAGTCTATGAGCACCTATTATGACTGTCCAAAAAAACCTAACTCAACATGATGATATTTATTATATACATTCTTATGGTATAGATATACCCAATAGAGAAATATATCTACATTCTTATATAGACGGAGAAGAAGAAGGCGGGGTAGACTATAGATCTGCTATTGCTTTCGAAAAAAACTTAAGATATTTATGTATGTTATCAAAAGATCCAATACTCATACACATGCACCTACCAGGAGGAGATTGGGAAGACTGTATGGCTATATACGATGCTATACAAACCTGTAAAGTTAAAACTACTATTTTAGCATATGGGAAAATCCAGTCATCTAGTAGTGTGATTCTACAAGCTCCGACTACTAGGATAATAATGCCAAATACTAATGTACTACTACATTATGGCTCTATTAGCCTAGACGGTGAACATAGTAAGGCAGCATCTAATCATGTTCAATGGAACGAAAGAGAATGTGATAAAATGATAAATATTTTTGTGGACAGATGCACTACTAGTCCTTTGGCCGAAGAAAAAAAATGGAAAAAATTGATGGTCAAAAAACATATTACTTCTCAACTTGCCAATAGGTGTGACTGGATACTCACAGCAGAAGAAGCGGTGTATTATGGATTTGCGGATGCTATTTTAGGCACCTCAAAATATCCTAATATACAAAGTCTTAAAAAATAATGCGTATAGAATATTCTTACTTTGACGTAGCATCAAATGATCTGGAAACTAAACAGAATATTACACGGGCTATTAAGCTGGGTGTAGATTGTGTCTCTGTCCTTCCTCTATATGTTAAAAATATCAAGGCCGATTGTGAGCAAGCTAAAGTGGCTATAGCTTGTCCCGTAGACTATCCTCTGGGTGTTATGGATCTGAAAAGTAGAGTTTATGCAGCAGAATATCTTTTCAAAAATGGCGTTGATATAGCAGATGTTGTTGTTCCTTGTCACTCTCTATCTCATCGTAAATACGATAAATTTAGAGAAGACATTCGTAGTATTACTAATCTAGGTATTGAGTATAATAAAAAAGTTAGATATTTTTTGGAATATAGAATATATACATACGATTTACTGTACAAAGTTGCGCAAATTTTATTAGAATTCGGTATTTCTGACTGTTTTCCTTCTACTGGATATATGTTAGACGATATTAGTGATAATATTATTGCGGCGGCTATGATCAATAAAAAAACCGACAAAATTAATATGATTATTAACGGAAATCTTTGGAATGATAAACAAATAGACCTAATTAATAAAAGTAAAATTTACGGCATCAGACTAAATTCAGTACACTCTCTGGCTCTTTTAAAGGAAAAACGTAAAAATATCACCGAATAGGTGTATACGTACAATGATACGTATCACCAATTCTTTCAACATTAGCGGAGAATTATAATGGCCACAAAACAAATCGACGGAACCACAAACGTCACAGCAACCAGCACCGTTAATAACGGCGGAGTTGCAAAAAATGTCGGATCTTCAGCAGCATTATTAACAAACTCAGGTCTTGGCAGGGATAATGTTGGAGTATTTGGCTCCACAGTTTTGGATAACGACGTCGCAGACAAGGCAGTAACAGCGGGTACTTTTGCATTTAACAATCAATCCCCCGTAGCCAAGAGACTTACAGATAGCTTATCTAATGTCAGTAATGATGTACTTTTAAGTGGTGCAGCTCAACCATCGCTAGTCAAAAGTGTTCATCAGACACTGGTAAAAAATGGTTCTAGTAATCTAGTTGCTGGCGTCAGAACACGTAGATTAGCGACAGCTATTCGTTCTGGAACTTACAACATCTATACAGGTCAGTTCTCAGCTGCCCCAACAGTAGCTGTTGATGAATTTGGCACAGATAATGCCGCTAACGTAAGTAGAAGCAGTCAGGGGTCTTTAGTATATCGTACTGGAGCCAAAAATCCGGTCACTGATAACTATGCAGCTAAAACTGCCTGATGCTTGTATTAAGATTTGAGTTATATTATAATATAAGCTGGTAGCTTTGTTGCTGCCAGCTTATTTTTTTAGGAGATTTTTTATGAATATTGTTCAAATAGGATGCCATGATGGTAATGATCATGTATTAGACTTCATTCGATTACATGCTCATGAAATTAATCAAATAATTTTTATTGACGCCAACAAAAATGTAATTCCATATTGTCAAAAAACATATGAATTTTTACAAAATACATCAATTAAAACACATTTTTTAAATTATGCTGTAGTAAAAGATTCTGTCACAGCTCCCAGTCTTAAGCTGTATGTACCCAAGAATCAGCCATGCAGTCTTCACTGTTCGTATTCTTACGCTCATATGAAAGAACACTTTCACAAAGATCAAGACCTAGAATTAGTGGATGTGCCAACTATAACACTCACACAATTAATTACTCAATATAATTTAACTAAAATTGATTATCTATATATTGATACAGAAGGTATGGACACAGATATTGTTAACACTATCCCATTTAATCAAGTATCAGTAGACTTCATCAAATTTGAGCACGCCCATACAGATGGTCCATTTTCTAATGGAGGGGATAAATATGACTGGACAGTCAAAATGTTGGAGAGATTAGGCTATACTATTAATAAAGAGCTTAATGATACTATTGCTACTAAATAATTGGTGTATTTTAAATATAAATCTCTATTTCTCTTAAAGGTTATATATATGTCAGAAACTATAATAAATTTTTGGCAAAGCCTAGCTACTGCTTCCATAGGAATTGTTGTGACCATGGGAGGCTTTTGGGTTATGATAGGACGTAATATGGCCACTAAGTCCGAGGTCGCTCATATGATCGAAACAATGTCCCCATATGCTCATGATCGACAATTTATTATGGAAAGACTTGCTAATAATAAAGAAAATCAAGCTGCTTTTGCTATGGCTCTACAAAGAAACACAGAGGTCATGAACGAATTAAAAATTCAAATCGCTATGTTAGGTAAAACACTAGAAGCTCTCGAAGAGAGAATAGAAAGGTAATTATATGGCAAATGATATTCAAGTCATAGTCAGTGGTGTTGCAATTAATAATTCACAAGCTATTTGCTCAACACTACCTACTGGAGAAACGGCAAAAAGACTGGTTCGCGCCAACGATCCTGTTGATCTTACAATAGCAAATATTCAATCTAAGTTTGATGATAGATTTGATGATCCTAGCTATTACTATGGTGTCGGTGGATCTACTGTGGTAGGAGGATAGATATGTCTATTAAGCGTATTAAAGATTTTCAAGACGGCAATACGGATTTGACAGAAGACGATATTTTTCTATTTATGTAATGCAAATTAATTAGGCCAAATACTATTCCTGGTGTATACTACTTGGGAGACTAATTATGAAAATAAAACCCGGTTATAAAACAAGCGAATTTTGGTTTACTCTAGTAAGTTTTCTTTTTAGTGGATTATATCTATTAGGTATAATAAGCGATATGACTCAAAAGGAAGATCTTATTCGAGATGTTAGTCATGGTGTTGAGAGTATTATTTTAATAAGTGGTCAATTAGCAATTCTATGGAAATATATCAATAGTAGAAAAGAAATCAAACAAACCTGGAAAGACTCTGTGGAGTCAACAGAGATTACTCCAGATACAGTAGAATCCATCAATAAGACAGAACCCAAACCCAAGAGGTCAAAAAATGCCAACAGTAAAAGAAATAATAGCAGCAGAAGTAGAAAAACTAATAATTCAAGCAAAAAGCTCGCTGAATGAAGTTAAAGTTGTTGCAATTGCTCAAGCATGGAAAATTTTACAATTAGCAGTAGCTAGCACTATTCAAGTTATAGAAAATACAGCTACAGATTTAGCTGGTAAAGATAAAAAAGTCATTGCTATGGAATTATTATCTAAATTTTATGATAGTGTTTTCGTTGTGGTGGATATTCCCTTTGTCCCATCCATAGTCGAACCTATTATACATAGATATGTCAAGTCATTCTTGATGATATTGGTTAGCTCTACGATTGATGCTATGGTAACAACATTTCGTCATACTGGAGTATTCGTTGATCCCAATGTAACAGCTAATGTTTTTGTTAATATCAAACCTAGAGTTTCAGACAAATAAGTGAGGATAAGATGAATTTTACAGAAAGCTTTCAAGAGTTTAGTAGTAAGTTAAGCCCAACGGATTTGGCTCTTTATGCTGGTGTCGGATTAGTCATTTGGGTTCTGTTCAAGGATAGGCTTAGTCCTGTCCAACAATTCCTATTGGGGTTACTTAATAAGAGCAAGGGATTGCTTGCTGGTGGTGGCTTAATGAAGTTGCCCACAGTTGATGTTCCTAAAATTGATGATGTTGTTGTTCCTTCAACATCTAACAATGATGTTGAGGACGTCTTTTTTAAACTAGTTGTTTCATGGAAGCAAACCCGTGATTTGGCTGTTCAAAGTGGATGCACAGAAGCAGTGAAAGTAGCAGATCAGATGTTTCCGTTTTTAAGTCCCAATGTTTGCTCTAAAAAAGAGGATAAATTAGTATGAAACAAAGCAATGCATTACTAATTATAGCAGGATTATTGATCTTAGTTGGATTGGGCAAATTTGATTTATCTAAAATTAATATTTTGCCTAACAAACCTGCTGTTGTCGATGTAATGGAATTATCTGTTCCTAGCGATGAGTCTATTCTTAAAGAAGCTAAAGATGTTGTTAAAATCGTTAAGGATCAGATGACCAAAGAAGAAGCTAGAAAATTAAGAGACCTTTGTTTGGATCTTGGGCAGCTTATTAAGCTTGACGGAGAGGATCAGGTCATAAAAAATACCGAAGAAATTCGTCAAGCAAATAGTATTGCGGGTTCAATGTTAAAACTAGATATCAAAGGCAAATATCCGGATTTAGCTCAAGAAACCAAAGAAGTCATAATAGCTGCTATTGGAGATGATAATATTGTGCTTTCTCCAGACCTACGAGTGAAATGTGTTGATGGTTTCAATGCTTTGGCTTGGGCTTTTAATGAAGGTAGTAAATAATGCCACGATATTCTCCTAAAGAACTATTTGACAATTACCGCCAAGGATTTAGCGGTTGTTTGTGGGAACAACATATCTTTGATCATTTAATGGAAGTATCAAAATATCCATTATTTGGAGATGCTAGCAAAAAAATCAAAGGGTCTGGCAAAGGCAAGCTTTCAACACCGTATAAAAGCGTATTGAAATTTGATAAACATCCTTATAATGAGCGACAGACAACAGGCGATTGTGTTAGTCATGGAACACGAAACGCTTGTGATATAAGTCGAGCCGTAGAAATAGATGTACATAATGAGAGAGAGGATTGGGTAGCTAGAGGAGCAACAGAAGCTATTTATGGGGCCAGAGGACATGGTGGACAAGGTATGAGTTGTGCTAGAGCCGCAGAGTTTGTGAGCAAGCACGGTGGATTACTAGTAAGAAAAAATTATCCAGGAGTTGTTGATTTATCAAAATACCATGGCAATTTAGGAGCTGGATGGGGAGGTAGGGGACTACCCGATCCTGTAATAGACTTAGCTAATAATCATCAAATTAAAACAGTATCTCTTATTCGCACAGTAGAAGAAGCCAGAGATGCTTTATCTAATGGCTATGGAATAGCTGTGTGTTCTAGTTATGGTTTTAGTGGTACGCGAGACAAAAAAGGATTCGCAAGAGTTTCTGGGTCATGGGCTCATTGCATGGCATGGATAGCTTGTGATGACACTAATGATGAACCAGCATTTCTTGTGCAAAATAGTTGGGGTAAATGGAATGATGGAGGTCATCCAGAGTGGGGTCCAATACCAGACGGATCTTTTTTGATTCATGCTGACACAGCACAAGGAATGTTATCTCAAAATGGATCATATGCTTTCAGTAATTTTGATGGTTTTCCGGTACAAAAATTACCCTCTTATGGTTTTGAGGACTATTTATGAATATTAGAGAAAGACTACAGGTTAGAGCTATAGTTAATTTAGTGATTAGTATCTTAGAAAGACTAGTCAACATATTTGCAAAATTATCTCCTAAGGTAGACCATCCCAAAGTTGAGCCGACCAAACCTAAGAGATCTAGACCTTTTAAAAAAATCATAGATACTATCTGGAGCAAGAGTGATGAATAAAATGCTTATAGGTTTATTGTGTATGAGTATGTTATTTGGTCAACGGTATTACTACGGATCTACTACTGCTGCCGTGGTTACAGCGGGAGCCATAGTTAAGGCAAAACATGAACAAGAAAACACTAAAAAATATAAGAGAAAAGATTGCCCAGTATGTAAGGGTAAGGGTTGGTATATTAGTGGAGATGACATTACTAAAGTTAATTGTGGTTATTGTGAATAAAAGGAATAGCTATGAGCATAGAGCCTAAACTAGAAGCTATCGGTTATAAAATTTTAAATAAGGTTGATAATAAGCCTCAAGATGAGCATGGCAGCATAATACTGATTGTTATGGTCATTAGTGTGGTATTATCTTTAATTAGAGTAATTCAAGAATGTAACTCCAAAAAACTAGTATTACTAAATAGACCTCAACAGTTTCAACTGATGGGAGAGTCTATGAAAACCATAGCCATGAAACGTACCTTAATCAATCAATGGAGATTAAAGCGTATACTAAAAAATAAACTATCTCCTCAAGATTATCGTTTATATGGTCAGTCTTTACAACGAGCTATTATGGATACCGGAGCCCATCTCACGGATGATGAAATTTCAACACTTCTGGAGGCGTCTAATGTTTAGTTTACTAGTGTGGTGTGTCTATGGTATTTTTGTTGGCAGCATTGCGAAAAGTATTGTACCAGGAGAAGAGAATTTTGGTTTTTTCAAAACAGTAGCTTTAGGAGTAGCAGGATCTTATTTAGGCGGCTCTGTTTGTTACATGATAGGACAATACGAAAGTCTACAACCAGCAGGTTTATTTATGGGTGTAGCTGGTGCAGTATTAGCCATTCTTCTATATAATAAACTAGTATTAACAAAATAAAACCCATCTGTCTTGATTTATACTACCAGGTTTTTACTATAGCACATAGTATGTTAAATACCTACATTGATTTAGTATGAAATATTTAGAAGAAATGCTTCCTGGAGATGGTATTTATATTAACAGCGAATATTTTGTTGTTAGTGCAGACTACAAGTCCAATGGGGATCGTATGTGTGTTTCTCTTACTACTGGCTTTTGTAGGTATCTGAAATCTGATGCTATAGTAGAACCATCTCCTTTATATTCTCTCGATAAAGAAACCAATATTATTCCTATTAAACCCACAGCCAAGGTTACGACAAATGGCCAATAAAACCATTCTGATTACTGGGGCAGCGGGTTTTTTGGGTTCTCATCTGGTCGAAGAAACTCTTATTAATACCGACTGGAATATTATTGCTTTGTGTAGAATGACTTATGTTGGGGATATGGATCGCATAGTCAAAAGTTTACATGTTCAAAAATATGCTAATAGAATTAAATTAATATATCATGACCTTAAGTTTGATCTGCCTCCTCATGTTGTAGATTCTATAGGAGAAGTAGATTATGTGGCACATATTGCTGCTAATAGTCATGTAGACAGAAGCATTGTTTATCCCAAACAGTTTTTTGAAGACAATGTGATGGGTACTATTAATTTATTAGAATGGTATAGACAATATTCTCCAAAAGCTATATTTATCAACTACCTCACAGACGAAGTTTTTGGACCAGCACCAGAAAATTATGATTTTCTTGAAGATGACCGATGGAGACCGAGCAATCCATATAGCGCCAGCAAGGCTGGTCAGGGTGCCGCTGGTATAAGTTATCATATAACATATAAACTGCCCATTATTACTACGTATACCATGAATTTATTTGGTGAACGTCAAAATAAAGAAAAACTAGTAGCAAAAAGCATAAACAGTATCCTACATAACCAGTCTATTAAAATACATGCTAAATTAGACCATTCAGGAAATGTGGAATATGTAGGACAACGACATTGGCTTCATGGACGCAATGCGGCCAACGCCACTTTGTTTTTGTTGAATTACGGACAGCCCGGACAGCACTATAATATAGTTGGTGATGTAGAAATGCATAACGATGAGTTGGTAAAAAAAATTGGAAAGTTAATGAATAAAGAACCTCGCATAGAATATATAGATTTTTCACATGCTAGACCGGGGCATGATCGTAGATATAGCTTGAATGGAGATAAGCTTAAAAATATGGGATGGCAACCACCGGTTGATTTTGACACTTCTCTTCAGCGTACGATCAATTGGATGATTAAAGATGCAAATACAGTCAACTAATATTCCAGATTGTGTAGTTGTTCAATATAAGCCATTTTATGATAATAGGGGTATATTTTGTGAGCTTTTTAAACAGTCCGTCATACCCTGGTTTAAACCCGCACAATCCAACTACAGTTTTTCTAAAAAAGGGGTTTTGAGAGGCTTACATCGTACTCCCTACGCCAAACTAGTGACATGCGTTCATGGTTCGGTCTTTGATGTTTGTGTTGATCTCAGAGAAAATAGTCATACTTATGGGCAACATTTCGGTATAACTTTGTCATCTGACAAGGCTCTATATATCCCATCATATTGTGGTCATGCTTTTTTAGCTATGGAAGATAGTATTGTTATTTATTACCAGGATGGTGAATACAACTCATCCACTGATGAAACTTTTTGTTATAAAAACTATAAGATAGAATGGCCAGATACCCCCATATATTTATCTCATAAGGATTCGGTTGGCTGTGATGAATCAAATTAAGATTTTTAATGATTAAACATTAATGATAATACGAGTGACACTATATTTTCTCTCAAGAAATGTAAGCAGGTTGACTGCTCCAATCTTTCTATCTACCTTTATGTCAAAGGTCAAACACATATGCAAAACTGGATAATATTAGGCTTAAAAGCTATAAACTTAGCTTTTGATAACAACGAACAAGTTGACCCCGATAAATCAATTGAAGAAATAGAATCTGCGAAACAGTATCTCTATAAGTGTTTAGAGAATAAACCAACAGAAGCTTGGCCATATATAAAACTTGCCGATCTAATAAGTGAAGAAGAAGAAAAGATCAGATTGTATAATGAAGCTTTAAAAGTTGAAGAAAACGATTTTGTTAAGGCAAGACTGTATGATCTTGTAGTGAGGAATTTATGAACACCAAGATAATAGCGGAAATAGGTATTAACCATAATGGAGATTTAGATATTGCTAAAAAGCTTATTTCTATAGCCTC